GTTTGACCAAGATGGTGGTGCTGATTCAGAACGAACTTATATGAAACAATACGTTCAGAAGTTCTTGGGTGCTACTCCAGAGAATGAGGATTTGTTCAATGTTGAAACCGATGACATCTCTAATCCTTTTTAAGGGTTAGGGTGTCTCTAATGGAAGGTGGCCGAGTGGTTAAAGGCGACTGACTGTAAATCAGTTCTCGTAAGAGTACGGGGGTTCGAATCCCTCCCTTCCAACTAATTAAAATTACAATGGCATACAATCCCTTTAAGTGGTACACCAATGGTAAAAAGAAACGCTTGGCCCCGAGCGCTCACTTGTTTGACAAGATTAAAAATGGGGACTTTGATTACTCTCATTATTACACGGAAGCGGAAGCGGCTCGACAAGAGTACGCTTCCCTCTTCCAAAAAACAATGAGTGAAACTGGTGACTACGCAATGGCTCGTACTACTGCGAAGATGAAAAACGTAAGGGCTTTGAAACTTGATGAGGAAGCCTTTAATGATGAACAAAAAATCCTTCGTGATTTAAAGATTAGATTAGAAGAAGAGTTTGGGTTTTGTCTTTGGGATGAGATGATGAAACAACCACCTATGGATTTAGAAGAGTTGTATGATTATTATTGTCACGAAAAAATGCGCCGAAGAGGCTTGGATATTTAAAATTAATTTTGTATATTTGTATTGATGATTTACGACCCTAATAATGAATTGACCGAAGAGCAGATGGCTCAGTTAAGTGAGGATGAGTTCTTCGAGTATTTGGATACTAAAGCTGAATACCTAAAACAATTCAGTAAACCATTGCCTGGTTATTACCTCAAACGATACGCATACACCTCGGCTAAGGTTGAGGGTCGTGAGATATCAGATGAGGAACACGAATCACTTCAGAAGATGTCAAAGGAGTACAACTCCAAACGTAATGAGTGGGTGTTAAACAAACTTAAAGAAAAGTTTGATGATGGGATTTAATAAAAAAATATTACCCGAAAAACCATACCTACAAAATATGGTATATGATTTTGGAATTAAAATAGTTGTTGAAATGTATGGTAATGCTGATATGTTGATGGGGTCTACCGATTCAATGGTGTATTACGAAACAATAGTAAAGGAATATGAGTCAATGGAGCGCTGAGGAGTTTGATGATATCTTCTCTAACATTAGAAAAGAATTATACAAAACTGACTTTTTTGAAATGATGCGAATTGAGAATGTAGAAATGTTTTTACATCTACTCGCTGATGAATTAGAAGAGGCTGATGATATGGATTTACTTTCAGACATTTTACACAGCGCTACGTTGAAATATAATAATTGGGAAGTTGATAATACCATCGAGTCATTATCGGAAAAGGGATTGATTCGTATGGTAGTAAATGAGGAAGGTCGACTTGCTTATGAGGCTACTGAAGAGGGTATTCTTGTCAACGACCAAATTCAGGGAAAAGAAATACAAACAAATTATATTATGGATATTAATTATTCGCATGACCTTTATCGAGTTACCGGAATTGATGATGGTATTCGATTTGTAGACCACGGAAACAACTACGAGTTTCTTGTTATGTCGGCAGGAAAGCAACACGATGGTGAGAAGATGGTTCAGTTCTATCACACTATCTTTGAAGACTACCATTCGGATGGACCTAATGGTTCATATAAGTTGGTAGATGAAACTGAACTTTTTGAAATGTTAAACACTAATTATAATCAATTCTAAATTTAAACACTATGGCTTATTATATTGCTAAAGTAAAAGTTCATCACGAAGATGACAAAGGACGCGTAAAGAAAGTAACCGAACAATATTTGGTTGACGCAGTATCAGTAACCGATGCAGAGGCAAAGGTGGTTGCTGAATTTGAAGGTGATAACTTGGAGTTCGAAGTTAGCGCTGTTATGGAGACAAAAATCATTAAGGTAATTCAATGATATATTCCGTAGGTGATATGGTAGTAGTAAGAGTAAACGGCACTCACCAAGTGGGTGTCGTTACCTTACGAAAGAAATTAAAAAGAGGTTGGGTATACTCTGTACAATTAGAGAGTGGTAAGTCAATCGATGAGTGTTCAGTTAATAAAGAATTATCTCATTGTCATATCATTAAAGGTCTCACAAAATCACTAAAAAATGCAAATTGATAATAAAAAGTTTAAGTCTTTGAAGCGCCGAGTTTTAAAGAAGTATCCTAACGCAACAACACAATTGAATTCAAGTGGATTATATTATGTGTCGGATGGTATGGGTTCTACAATCGGTTCTGACTTTATGATTCCACCACAAACTTCAGTTCAGATGGCATGGCATTGGGCAAACGAATGTGTTAAGTTGGAACAAAACTTACGCCGTACTCACCCATTGAAGCATGATATGGAATTTAATGAGAAAAAGTTTGATAGAATTTCTCGTAGGAATCGCAAAAAATAAACTTTATTATTAGTAACAAAACTATTTATTGGAAACGATAAATTATAATGTTATGAAAAAGCACAACAAGAAGTGGAGTGGAACAGTGAATCACTCTTATGCTGTTACGGATAATGAAGTTCAAAGACAAGCCAAGGCTTATGGTAAGAACTACACATCGATTGATTTCGGATTCAACCCAGATTTAAAACCAGAAGATTTCCCAATGAAGAACTCAATGGAGATTGGTACATTGATGGTTGGTAATCACGAAATTGAGTTAACAAAGGCCGAGGCAGTTAAGATTATTCAAACTCTTGATACTGCATTGACATCTACTCAAATGAGATATAGGGTAGGTACACTACAATAGGGTGGTACACCGGGATATTATATCACAAATACTTGCAAGTGCTGAGGCTCGTGATGATGAATTCACTAACGAGCTTTCTAACTTTTTAGATGATGGGGTCTCTTCTATTTTAGAAGATAGGAGAGAACCCTATTATACTATTGCTAAAAACAAAATCAAACATCTTATATCATTTGATAACCCATCTGGTACAGTACGGACATCATATACCGAACAAATGGTTGGTAAGTTGAACAACTTATACTTTAGATTAACTGAAGAGCATAAGTTTAGTAAGACATTTATTGAAATTTGTTTAGAGAGCGTTCGTGATGGTGAGTATTTAAATAAAGATGCTCTAAAGTTTTTAAATGAGATAAATAAATCAATCGGTGGATAGTTATAGTAAAGGGGGGTGTCATATGGAAGATTATGGCGATTGGATTTGGGATGAGTCTGAATACAACTTCTTTATGTCATTGTCTGATGTAGGTAAGTTAGAGTATATGTATGATTACTTTAATCTGGATGATGATTCGATTGAAGGTGAGTTTATATATGAAGAAGATAATTCACCAATCACTTCAGTTGATGTCGTACTAACCGATACACACTTGATTATAACTTGCGATGATGATGATGTTTGTAACAAAACTATATCTATGTTTAAAATGGATGGGTTTATTATGTTATACGAACGTACAAAGGGTCAGTCTCGGTTTTATAAAATTGTCGGCCAGTCAGACCCATTCTCGGTTAACTGACATCGTGTCATAGAAACACGACAATGTGTATTATAATACACAATTGGTGTCACTTTTGTTAATTTAATTACACATTAACATTAAAAGGAGTAATATATGACACTATTTGATTCAACATTTCACACTATGATTTCCGATATGGTCTCCGGTGGTTGGGATAACCATCGTGTTTCGGATTCATCAGCGTATTTAAAGGATGATGTATTGACTATGGAGTTTGAGGTTCCAGGTTTATCTAACAAAGATATTGAGGTTTCAGTAGAAGACCGATTGTTGGAAGTGAAAGCTGAAAAGGAACATCGTAAGTTTCATAAGAGATACAAAATCCACGATGCGTTTGACATCAATCAAACATCCGCTACGGCTAAAGATGGTATCCTCACTATCACTATTCCTAAATACGAAGACCGAAAGGCTAAGAAGATTGATGTAAAAGTTAAATAATATGTTTAGATTCTTCAGAGCAGAAAAAGTTACGTTTAATGATAAGTTGTTCATCGTGGTCAAGAAGATTCGAGTTGACCATAATCCGATAATTGATGTATGGAAGGAACATCTTGACGCCGATACTGTTCTGAAACGAGATGGATACTATTGGTTTTGTGAAGAAATACCTTCAATAGACTTTGAAGAATTAACATAAATTTAACATAGGGGGCTTGTATAAGTCCCCTTTTTTTATTACATTTACATAGTAAATAAGAAACATATGACAAACCTCGGATATTGCTGTATCAATATGACCCTTCGTAAAGACAAGATTACTACCAATCGTAGTATGATTAAGAAGACATTCCTTAAAGAAGGTATCGATAGGTCATCAGAACTTGCTTTAGAGAACGCAAGAGACCTTGTAAAGATTATTAAGTGGAATCATACCAACGGATTTAGATTGTTCCGTATGTCCTCTGATTTAGTTCCGTGGGCTAGTGAGTTTCAGTTGTCGGATATGCCTGACTTTGATAAGTTTAGTAATGTACTTAAGGGTGCTGGTACTCTCGCCAAGTCTTATGGTCAACGTATCACATCACATCCTGGCCCATTCAACGTATTAGTGTCACCCAATGATAGAGTTGTAGACAATACTATTAGAGACCTTTCAATACACGGAGAACATTTTGACCTTATGGGGTTAGAGAGAAGTTATCAGAATCCAATTAACATCCATTGTAATGGTGTGTATGGTGATAAGAAATCTGCTATGGATAGATTTATCAAGAACTTCAAACGACTACCAGAGTCAGTTCAATCTCGATTGGTTGTTGAGAACGATGACAAAGCAAGTATGTATTCAGTCAAAGACCTAATGTATCTACACGAACACATTGGTATTCCGATTACATTTGACTACCACCACCATAAGTTCAATACTGGTGGGTTGTCTGAACAAGAAGCACTTGAGTTGGCTATATCGACTTGGGGTGACTACAAACCACTCGTTCATTATTCGGAGTCACGACAATTAGAAGAAGAGGGTGTTAAAGCACAAGCACACTCTGATTACATCTATTCTGAAATTAACACATATGGTCATTCCCTTGATATTGAGGTCGAGGCTAAGATGAAAGAGTTAACTGTATTAAACTACATCTCTAATTTTGGTACACTCTGAAAGGGGCATAGTATGGGGAAAGCTTGATAATATTAAGTTATTATTATTTTCCTGATATTTATCCTTATCAGGTTAACTTAAAAGGCTTGAGCTGCTTAGCGAAAACGAAGTTGATAATAAGTACAAGTCTTAAAGTTAATAAAACTAATTTTGGAAAGAAATATGAGAAAATTTTTTAACAAGGGAAATGGTTTCATCTTGTTGATGATAGTAAGTACCTTCGCATTAGCGGGGTCTGCTGCATATTATTCCGTATATGGATTGAGTTCTCTTTTTGCTGGCGCTAGAACCGAAGTTATTATTATGGCAGGCGCATTGGAGTTCTCTAAACTTATACTAGCATCTTACTTACATAACCATTGGGACAAGGCTGGTTGGATGAAGTGGTACTTAACTCTTGCAGTCGGAGTGTTAATGGTTATAACATCAGCTGGTATCTATGGATTCTTAACATCAGCATACCAAACTACTGCTGACCAATTAAGTGTTATGGATAAACAAGTTCAAGTGATTGAATTAAAGAAAGGTAGATTCCAAGAACAATTGGACTACTTGAATATAGAGAAGAAGGAGCTGTCCGAATCTATTACTGAATTACGAAATGGTTTATCAAATAACCAAGTTCAGTATCGTGATAGGGAAACTGGTCAAATCATCACGACAACTTCTTCATCACAACGGAAGGCATTAGAGAAACAATTAGAGTCAGCAATAACTTCTCGTGAAAGTGTCGCTAAAAAGATTGAGGTATCTACGGATTCCATTACCTCACTCGATTTACAAATATTAGATTTGGAATCCAATAATGAAGTTGCCGCAGAGGTTGGTCCATTGAGATATATGTCTCAAATTACAGGCAAACCAATGAATGTAATTGTAAACTGGTTTACACTTTTAATTGTATTTGTGTTTGACCCTTTAGCAATTTCAATGGTAATCGCATTAAATAAATTAACAAATAAAGAAGATGAAAGAACTAATGATTCTATTGATAGTAATGGTGCTATCGATAATAACAGCGAAATTATTATTCCCTCTGATGCAGCGGATGGGGGTGCAGTATCAATACCTACAAATGAAGTGGGAGAAGAAAGAAACGAAACTCTACAAGAAGAGAGTAAAGAAAGCCCAAAAGCAATTAAAAAAGAAAAAGAAGAAGTAGAGTTTGTCCCAACCGATGAAGAGGCTCGTGATTTATATGGTGAAGTAAAAAAGAAACCAGCTAAACATAAGCACACCTATATGGCTACCCAACGTAGTAATAAAAGATAAATTTGGATTATTGGATTATTTTTTGTATATTGTATACAAATAAACAAGTTATAAACAATGGATGAACTATACGGAAGCACAACAACGGGTGCTGGCGATTTAAGAGTAGGGTATGACTCAAACGATGAACGTGATTTACAACGTACTTACTATCGTGAGTTTGATTATGGTATTGATACTACCGATAACGTAATCCTCATCCAAGATGAGATTACGAGTGGGTTAACCTTTGATATCGTATCTAAAGTTAGACTACTAAAAAAGATTAATGGTGAACTCTCTACAATCAATATTTTATTAAATTCACCCGGAGGTGATGTTATTGAGACTCTTGCTCTTATTGACTACATCCAATCACAAAAAGACCAAGGTATTACATTTAACATCATTGTTAGAGGTTCAGCAATGTCTGCTGCTGCATTGTTATTGACTTGTGGAACTGGCGTTCGTGCTGCATCAAAACACTCAAAGATTATGGTACATCAATTATCTACCATTGTAGTAGGCAAGTTGAGTGATGTTAAATCTAATGCAAAGTTTTCAGAAGAATTAGAACACGAGTGTAATCAATTAATGGCTGATAATTCAAATATGGATAAAGAGTATTGGGAAGGTATCTCATCATCCGACTACTTTATGTCCGCAGAGAAAGCACTTGAGTGTGGTATAATCGATAAAATAATTTAAAATATGTTAGACTTCTTTACAGCGGAAGAGCTCGTAGAAAACTACGATAAGTTTCGTAAACTAATCAACAAAACATTTGAGGGTGACCGATTGGAAGCACTCAATAAAATGTACGACCACTTTGAGGAACGTATGATTTACACACCAGCATCTTCGGTAGAACATTACCACAATGCTTTTCCAGGTGGATACATTGACCACGTTCTTCGTGTAACTCGTAACGCTTTAAAGGTGTATGACTTATGGCAAGACCTCGGTATGATTATGGAAGAGTTCGATAGAGAAACACTTATCTTCGTAGCACTTCACCACGACCTTGGTAAGCTAGGTACTCCTGAGTTGGATTATTATGTAAAGAATGATTCGGAGTGGCATGTTAAGAATCAGGGTAAAATCTATAAGACTAATTCAAATATTCATTGGATGAATCTTAATGACCGAACTATGTACAATCTTCAACACTTTGGTATCAAGTATACTGAAGAGGAAATGATTGGTATGAGATTGACTGATGGGTTATATGATGAGAATAACAAAGAATATTATATCAAGTATAATAACGATGATAGACTATCCACTTCAATCCCATTCATAATGCATACGGCTGACCAGATGGCTGCTATATACGAAAATAAGAGATGGGAATCTGAAATGAATCCAGTTAAATCTACTCGTACTAAAACAACCGGTAGACCTAAAAAGGGTAACTTGGCTGAAGCATTTACAAACTCGAACACCAATACGACAAGTGTATTCGATGCATTTAAAGATATTGTACAAGATTAATTATGGTATTAATTATAGTCATATTATCAGTCTCAACCTTATTATTAGGATATACGACATACAATCTCCTTCGTAAGAATGAAGCATTAGAAGACGCAATTGAGGAACAAGAGGTAGTAATCGCTGATGTTGCAGAGAAGATTGACTCTTCAATGGCAAAGATGAAAGACATTGATAAATTAGGTTCGTTTGAAGCCGATGATGAAACTGGATTTATCTTTAAAAATTTATATGAAATAATCTCTGAATTAGAACAATACTATGGGTCGGAAGAGAAAGAGTAAAAGGTATTTCACACAAATTACAGAGATTGCTATCAACGCATATAACAATTGCGATGACCAACGAATGAAGAACAAAATCTACAATAGATTTATTCACTACCCATTTGATAAACTAGCAGAGAATGTAATCCACACCTACAAGACATATTACTTCGATGTCCCATATGAGGATGTTAAGATGAATGTGGTTGCATTCTTAAATGAAAAGATTCACAAATTTAATGGAGACAATGGTAGAGCATTTTCATACTTCACGGTAATTGCAAGAAACTATTTGTTTAACGAAAACAATGCTAACTATGCCAGAATGAAAGCTCGTGATGGTATTGAAGTAATTGATACCAATCGTAATGTCGTTAATGAAGTTTACGACAAGCAGCAAATGGATGCTCTCAAAGACTTTATGGATTACTATGTTCGTTATATGGACTACAATGTATTCACTTTATTCTTAAAAGATAGAGATAGAAAAATTGCTGACTCTTTAACTGAACTATTCAGAACACGAGACAATTTATATTCTTATAACAAAAAGGCACTTTACATACTTATTAGAGAGAGAACTGGCGTTCAAACTCAATATATAACCAAAGTAGTTGGTCGAATGAAATCAATCTATGGTGAATTATATATTGATTATATGAAAGAAGGTATATTGCCAATAACTCACCGAGTGGAGGAATTCAATGACTAAAGATGATGAAATCTTTAAAGGTAAATCTTTTGCTGATTTAATGTCAGATGTATACAGCAATCAGAAAAAGAAAGACCGACAAATAAAACTACTCATTGCTCAACTTGAACCAATGGTCAAGAACTTGAACGATGCTGCAGTTGTAGTTCCTTTGATTAAGGAATACCTTGACATCTCCGTTAGGAACGATGATGCTCTAATCAAACTTGCGGCAATCGTTCAACGAATGATGAAGGACAACACATCAGCTGAATCGGGTGGTTTCTTACTTTCAGAAGAAGAAAAGAAACAACTTATGGACGCAATTGATGAGGTTGAAAAAGACCTACCTAAAGAAGATGGAGATGCTGAATGAAATTCGCACAAGTAGTTGAAGTGTATTTAAAAGATGATGCTAAATACGGACCATATTCAATACAGGCATTATTAAAGACTGGCGCAATAAACAGCCAACGTATATACGCAAAACCATTAAGCCAAAACTTAAAACAACTTCCTGTTGTTGGTGAACAGGTGGTAGTGTTTAAAGGACCATCTGATTTTATATCAGGATTAGGTTCGGGTAAAACGGTATTCTACTATATGTCACCACTTGCCCTTCAAGGTAATGTTAACAATAACATAATTAAGAACTCGACTTTATTACAAGGACTTATTGTTGGAGGTTCATATGGGTTTGCAGGTGCTGGTGTATCTAACACAAACAACGCATCATCAACCGATGAGAAGAACAAAGAGTTCGTAGAAGTATCTGATTTATCTCAATTACAACCATTTGCCGGAGATGTCATTCACGAAGGTAGATTTGGTAATTCAATAAGATTTGGATATACACCAGATAACGCTGATTCAACAAATAAACCATCGTGGTCTTCAACTACACCAGAATCTCCGATAACTATTATTAGAAACGGCGCTGGCCTTTCAAATGGTTATAATAAATTTGTTATAGAAGATATCAATAAAGATGACTCATCTATTTGGTTGGGTTCTAAACAAACTATAAAAATTCAACCATCTCAAAAGTTCAGTCTTGGTGTGGTGTCTGTAAGTTCATATGAAAAACCACAAATCGTAATCAACTCCGAACGAGTTATTATAAACTCAAAGAAAGATTCAGTTCTTATTAGTGGTAAGAAATCAGTTAATATTTCTACTAAAGGTTGGAAAGCTGATATGGACACGATATTTAGTCAGTTGGAAGCAATCACCGATGCACTATTACAATTAGCACCACAACTAACTGCTGCTGCCAACCTTGGTGGGCCAGTCGCATCACTAACGGCTGGTGGGCCTCAACTATTATCTACGATAACTCGGGTAAAAACTCAATTACAAACAATGAAACAATAATTATATATAAATTATATTTATTACTATGGATACAAAGAAACTAATTAAAGCAATTCAACTTATTATTAAGGAAGAAGTGAAGAAGGAAGTGGCTAAAAGTGAAAAGTCAATTCGTGAATCTATCCTTAAAGAGATGAAACAATCACAACCAATGGTTGTTGAAACGGACCCGCTTGATGTAGAACATATCTTTGAGACTACACAACAAACCAAACAAACATTCACCAACAAGTCACTGTTAAATGATATGTTGAACGAAACCGCACAAGGTGGTGAGTGGAGAAGTATCAATGGCCAAGGTGGTGTGTTTAATGCATCGCAAGCACAAGCATGGGGTGGTGGAGTTAATACTCAAAACGCAACATTCCAAACAGCAGAGGGTGGTCAAGTATCAGCACAACAACTTCAACAAACTGAAGCTGGGCAAGCAGTTGTAAACGCAGTTACACGAGATTATTCTCAACTAATGAAAGCTATTGACAAGAAGAAGGGTAAATAATGGCAAGAAACCGGCCTGAATATAAAATAAATCCTCTTGACTTAAAGAAGAATACTGCTATTGGTGTTATGTTACCAATGGGGGGTACTCCTATTTTTAAATCTTCATACACTACTGAAGAACAGTCAATATCAAATCTAAAAAATTTAATATTAACCCAAAAGGGTGAACGGCCGTTTCAACCTGATTTTGGAACAGATGTCTACTCGTTACTATTTGAACAAATGACCCCAGACCTTGGTGATGCATTGGATTCATCTCTACGTGCGGATATAAAATATTGGCTACCCTACATTATCATTGACAACATACTTATTAATGTTGAAGAGGATTATAATAGGGTCTCAATATCAATGAAGTTCAAAATTACAGAAAATGGTGCAAACGAAAATATAACAATACTCGTAACCAATCAGGGTAGTGTATCAATTCTTTGAGGTATATAAATGGCTGATAAAATTAAAAAAGATGTAAGTTTAATTGGTAAGGACTTTGGAGATATCCGTAAGAATCTTATTGATTTTTCTAAAAATTACTTCCCACAAACTTATAACGACTTCAACGAGGCATCTCCTGGTATGATGTTTATGGAAATGGCATCATATGTTGGTGATGTTCTTTCATATTACACGGATGTTCAGTTAAGAGAATCAATTCTTGAACAAGCTCAGGAAAAATCAAATGTGTTTAATATAGCACAAACATTTGGATATTCTCCAAAGTTAAATGTTCCCGCTACTACAATCTTAACTGTATATCAATTACTACCAGCCGTAGGTAGTGGTGATAATGTAAAACCAAATTGGGATTACGCATTAACACTAAAAGAAGGTATGATTGTAAGTTCTACATCAAATACAAATGTTACATTCTCAACAATCAGTAAAGTTAGATTTGCGTTCTCATCTTCATTTGACCCAACTGAAGTTTCAGTTTATCAAACCGATGAATCTACAAATGAGCCGGTATATTACCTTGTTAAGAAATTGGTAAAGGCAGTTAGTGGTACTGAAAAAACAAGAACTTTTAATTTTGGTTCTCCAAAGATTTATGATAAAATCAGACTCGAAGATGACGGCCTCATCGATGTAATCAAAATTACTGATGATGATGATGATGAGTGGACAAAAGTAGAATACCTTGGACAAGACACTGTTTTTGAAGAAGTACCAAACACAACCGATTATTCATTAGCAATGTCATCATATGCAACTGAAACTCCGGCATTATTAAAACTAAACCGTGTTCCAAAACGATTCGTGACTCGTGTAACCGATGAAGGTGCACTTGATATTCAATTTGGTGCTGGCATCTCATCGAACGCTGATGAAGAGATTCTACCAAACCCAGACAATGTAGGTTCTGCGTTATACCCATCAACGGGTGACCTTGACCAAGGTATTGACCCATCAAACTTTATGTATGCTAAAACATATGGAGTGGCTCCTTCAAACACAACACTTACCGTAACTTATAGAGTGGGTAATGGTGTAGATGATAATGTACCATCTTCAGACCTAACTACAATTGTAGAACGCGTACTTGAAAACGAATCAATTGGGTTAGTGTCTGATGTTTATAATGTGATTAAAAATTCAGTTGCCGTAACCAATGAAGCATCTGCCGGTGGTGGTAAGTACGAAGAAGAACTTGAAGAAGTCCGTAACAACGCAGCCGCATACATTAGAGCACAACATCGTTCGGTGACGGCCGAGGATTACTTGTTAAGAGCATACGCAATGCCACCACAATTTGGTTCGGTTGCTAAAGCGTTTGTTGCTCCCGATTGGCAAATCAACACCAAGTTGGATGATGGTAACAATCCTATCGCAAACCAATTAGCAATCAACTTCTATACATTGGGATATGACGCCAATAAGAAGTTGAAGAACTTGAATGCTGCTACTAAACAAAACTTACAAAACTATTTGTCTTACTATCGTATCTTGACTGATGCTGTGAATATTAAGAATGCATATGTTGTAAACTTTGGTATCGACTTTGAAATCATTGTACTTCCAAACTACAACTCAAACGAGGTTCTTTTAAAATGTATTAATAAATTAAAAGAATACTTCCACATTGATAGAATGCAAATTGGAAGACCAATCGTACTGACCGATGTGTATGTTTTATTAGATAGTGTTGATGGTGTACAAAGTGTTGTTAGACCTGATAAAGATGGGGTCGGGGGTCTTCAAGTTAATTGTAAAGTAGAAGGAAACTATTCAAACAACTTCTATGATATGAAGGACGCAACGAAGAATGGTATTATCTACCCACCAAAAGACCCATCTATTTTTGAATTGAAATATCCAGACGCTGACATTAGAGGCAAGGTGATAACATTATTTTAAGAGGTAGAAAATGATTTACAGAATATATCCAAATAAAGACACCACAATCTATGAAGATTCTCATCGTAAGAATCAAAATACTGGTAAGGATGAAATTCTTGAAGTTGGTAAGTTTTACGATACTAACAACAAAACCCTATTAGGCAATAGTAGAGCATTGGTTCAATTTGACCTAACTAACATTTCATCTTCTATTGTTAATGGTGAAATCACATCACCACAATACCGATTGAGATTGGAAAATGTCGAAAGTAGAGGAATCGCATCCGACTACGACTTGTATGTTTATCCCGTTAAAGAATCGTGGCAAGAGGGATTCGGTTCTGAATCAGATACACCTCACATCGAAGTTGATTCAAGTTGGGTTTACAAGGCAAGTGGGTCTATTTGGGATGTTGAAAATTCAACAGTTGGTAAAGCAGCAACTCCTGCTCAACTGCCAGGTCTTGATGTTTATTATGATTTCTTGGCTTCGGCTGGTGACCTATCCCTAACACAATCAATTGTTGGGTCAGATGGTACATCACCATCTATCAATGTAGTCGATGGGGCTCTACAATTTTCAGCATCATACTTTGGTGGTGGAACTGTAAACCTCGATGCGTATATGCAGTTCGGTACTACCTACAATATTTATTTCGAAATGAACATTGGTAGCCTTAATGGTGTAGATTTTAGAGTATACGAACCGGATGGTAGTGGAAATGGAAGTACCCAAGATGGATATGTATATGCGAATAATATCATAGAGAGCGTAACTCAATCAATACAAGTTTCCCCAAACTCAACAGGTATACACAAATTACAATGGACTTATTTTGATACTGATGGTAGTGATGGTGTTGCTGGCAGATTTGATAATTTTTATGTAAACAAAGAAGTAACTTCTGGCTCTCTTGTTCAAGATGAATACAACATTGATGGACCACTACCATCAACGTATGTACTAAATGAATTGATTACGGGTCGTGATGGTGAGTCCACCACAGCAAGTGTGATTGGTAATGTTCTTGTAATGTCTTCATCAAACTTTAGTGGCGCTACATTAAATAGAAGTTTGTCGGTAATTGAAGGTCTTGGATATACTGCAAGTTTTACTGCAAGTGTTGGTCACTATGATGAAATTTCATTTGATGTTATGGAGCCAGATGGTAAGTTCTTGGTAGAACGTACTTCTATAACCTCAAGTGGATTTAACACATACTACTTTAACTCACAACAAACTGGAACCCATTATTTAAGATGGGCTGTTTTTGGTAGTGGTAGTGGTGAGTTTACAGGTTCAATTGATAACTTGACCGTTACTACCGATGCTACTTTAATCCCAACGGGCGCAGAATATACTGACATCTACTATGAAGCACGGTGGGTAACTAATCAAGGTGGTGGTACTTGGTATACCGCATCGTTTGGTAGTGGTGTACATTACAAACAATCATTTACCAAATACACCGATAATCTAAATGTTGAAGTTACTGACTATGTAAACGAGTGGTTAGATGGTACTCGTACAAATAATGGTCTAATCATTAAGAAGACAAATGGTGATGAATCATCAACTCGTAAATTAGGTTCAATTAAGTTCTTCTCTTCAGACACCAATACAATTTACCCACCCACTCTTGAGGTTAGATGGGATGATTCATCGTTTGTGACAGGCTCACTTAACGCATTAAGTTCTGATGATATGATTGTATATGTTAAGAATTTATCTACCGAATACAAAGAAACATCTAAAGCTAAAGTTAGAGTTTATGGTAGAGATAGATTCCCAGCAAGAACATTCTCCACATCATCGGGTTACACGATAGTGAACTATTTACCAACTACCTCATATTACTCGGTAGTTGACGCTGAAACGGAGCAAGTAATTATCCCGTTTGATACTAATTATACTAAAGTAAGTTGTGACTCCGAGGGTAACTATTTTAACTTTTGGTTTAACGGATTACAACCTGAACGATTCTATAAGTTTGTATTTAGAGTTGACCAAAATGGAACAACTAAATACTTCGATGATAATTTCTACTTTAAGGTGGTTAGATGATACAAGAGCGAATTGTAAAACGAAATGGTAGAGGTCAGATTGTCTCCTACGAAATAGAAGTAGATGAGAATGGATTCCCACTACAAGAATATGGTACTGTTGAATTTGGTGCTAATGGAACTGTTGTAGATAAGTTTGAGAAAGAAAGTTTTAACAAACAAGTTGACATCTTTATCGAAGAACTTGAATTTCAAAATATTCCAGTTGTGGAATTTAAACCAAAGACACGAATCTTTACACCATTGAATTATCAAACATATGGTGGTTCATCAACATCGGGTGGCACTACAACAACATCAGGTGGTACTACAACCACATCGGGTGGTGGTTCTGCTGGAAGTATAGCTGGAATATAAGGTTAGTATATGTCGTTAGATAGATTTAAAAATAAAAATGAGGTATTGGGATTTACTCCTGTATTCGGTGATACTATTAAGGACTCCGACAAAAACCTTATTGCCAAACTCGATGATGTTCAGTTAAAAACCGGCGACCTAAAAGGAAATTTCGGTGGTGGTAATGGTGAAGTTCAGCCTGTAATAGAAAAACACATCTACGCAGATGAATCATTACTATCCTCACTTCACGACCAAACTTTAACTTATAAAGAAAATCCAAATACAATCTTTGTTAAACCTGAATTAGATTTACGAACTGCTGGGATTAACCAAGGTGTATATAGCATTTGCTATAACTTCTTACACAAATATGTTGGTAATCCAGCTGGATACTCTGATATTAGAGTTACTGAAATCTCTTCTAATAGAAAAGAGGTAAAGGTAAATATCAACCGAACTCCACCTCAAAATATATCAAAAACTACCGGTCAAGTATTGGGTACATCTATCAACGCATCATCTGCCGAAGAAGTCTCATTGAATTCCGTGAGTATTGATAACACCATAAACAATACACCATCACAACCAAGTCCTGCGATTTCATCTCCTGGTAAATTTGGATTGTTATATGACATTTATAATTTAGATGGATTTAATACATTTAATTCACCAAATACTAAAAAAGACTTTGTTCTCAACTTTGGTGGAAATAGGTTGTATGATATTGTAAATATTAAATTCAATGGGCCACGAGTTGGTAGGTCGGTTGAAGAAATATCATATCCTACTGGAAACCTTGGTGGTGTATCTACGGTATTATTACCATTGAGTCCAAGCGCATTGACCATTGGTGAGTGGACCGAATGGGTAGAGGTCTACAACCCAGCCATTGGTCAATCTACTTCACAAGCCGGTCAGTTAACATTAAGAACGAGGTACTTTCAATTACAAGAAACGGCTGATGGTAAACTCCGACTACTTGGTGGTACTGAATGGAACAACCCACTTCAACCGCCAATTTATAGAGTTTCACCTGGCACAACCACAAACCTAAACACTGTCACTTATAGGGAAGGTTATGGTGAATTAGGAACTGCATTTATAAATGAGTTTGATACAAATAAACGAGTTAATCTTGTAAACCAAAACTTAGCAATCACATACGACTACTATGATGACACATTAACTTCATACGATGAGGTTATTGTTAAGTTGTACGATGAGTTGGGTGATGAAATTAGTATCAATGCTCCGACTTCAATCTATGGTCGTATCTCAAACTCATTTATTGAAAAGGTAATTGCATTCCCTGCGATTCCAGTAAAGAATTACACCCCATTCTCACAACCAAACTTTAATGTTGAAATGGATGTTGTACGGGGTGGTGAGGGTACTGAATTTAAAACTTGGGATAGTTTGTTAGATACAAACTCACAAACATCACAACAAATCGTTTCTCATTACTTTAGTAGTTCACTTGGAAACCTAAAACTAAACATAGATTATTCCGATTTTCAAAACTATATACATTTCTCATCAGCAACCGAACGTGTTGACAACTTTGTTTATAAAGTAAGACAAATAGAAACCTACAACAATAGAATCGATACATTGGAGTCTATTAGTGGGTCTGAAGCACTGACAAATATATCACAATCGATAGTTCGTAGAGATAGGGTAGTTGGTGGTTTTGATGATTTTGAAAAATGGTTATACTATGATATCAACGCAAGAAACTATACACATTGGTCTTCTTCAGCATACACAATAGAACCATATCCAAAGTCAGCAACATTCCCACACATTCTACACCCGTATAGTTCTTCTCAAGCACAAACGTGGTATAGTGGTGTATACGCATCTGCGTCTTTGTATGACTCTCAAAATCAAGCAACCTTAAATAAGATGATTCCGATTCACCTACGAGATGATGAAAGTAACTCGGAGTATATTACATTTGTAGATATGGTTGGTCAACATTTTGACATTCAATGGGGATATATAAAAGCTCTCACAAGTATCAATCAACGTGAAGAACATCCCGAAGATGGTATGTCTTCTGAGCTACTTAATGATGTCGCTAAGACATTTGGTTGGAAATTATCAAATGGATACTCCGATTCAAATCTTTGGAACTATGTACTGGGTACTGATTCAAGTGGGTCTCTTGCGCAAACCGGATTATTACAATCTAAATCCCGTGACTTCATCACAAAAGAGGTTTGGAGAAGGATTGTAAATCACATCCCATACTTGTACAAGACCAAAGGTACTGCAAGGTCAATCAAAGCATTACTTGCAGCATACGGAATACCACAGGCATTCTTACAAATCCGTGAGTGGGGTGGCCCTGCCATCTCTACCCGCAAGAATGTATTTGAACACGATAGATTTGTATACAAACTACAAGCATCTCCATCTCGTTACATCGAAACTCCGTGGGATGATATTAATTCAGATAGACCAAGTACAATTGAAATTATTGGTAAAATGCCTAAAGCACATTACCACATATTCCGATTAACAAGTGGTTCTGATTATATTGATTATTTTTGGGATTATAATACGACTTACGAAACCGCAAGAGTTCGTAGTGCTATTAATGGTACAACCTTTATGTCATCATCTTATTTCGCTTATAAGTTTAGAAGAGATGGTGTATTTGTAATGACATCAGGTAGTGGTAACAGTTTACAAATGGGTATGGTTGATGACTTTGGTGAAATCTTTGCTACACGTTTGATTACTGGTTCTGAAAACGGAACATATAATGATGTGTGGTCAACTAACACCGGAACTCTACAAGTTCCTGGTCCTACTACTGATTTAAATATCTATAACTACGAAACCGCAAGTATTCAAGAAATTAGATACTATCGTGATATTATGTCTAATGAAATTGTCCAAGAACACGCAAAGAATCGTGAGGCATATTTCATTGATGATAATACCACGGATTTAGAATTGGAAACCGCATTTGATAAGTTACCATTCCGTATTTTTCCAGATAGTTCGTTTTCGACAAATCTAACTTTCATTAATTCAATTCACCCTAATCAAGAAATCACAACGACTGAAACTGGACTAACATTATCAGCGTCTATTACTAATATGGCTCAAGGTGATTTGGTTGGTGAAGTAGATACTATGTGGCAAACAATCCCTTCGGTTGGTGCATTGAACTTAATGAATAATAAGATTCGTGTTGAATCTGCGTCATTGGGTGGTATGTTGAATCCTAATAAGAATGTTGAAGTTAGTGAGTATGACTACGCACCAAATGACTCAAATCTATTAGGTACATATTTTTCAACCACGGATACCGTAAACAACGACATATACAATTCAGAGGGATATTTCGAAGCTGATGATTGGGTTGGTGACCCTGATAAGAGATACAATGAGGATTACCCATTGTTGAAGTATAAATTAAAAAACTACTTCCAAAAATATACAGGCCGTACCGCAATCAATTTGATTTTGTCAATGTTATCAAGATATGATATGTCTATCTTTGACCAGATTAGGCAAACCCTACCAGCTCGTGTTGATTGGCATCGTGGTATCTTAATTGAACCATCTGCGTTAGAACGTAATAAATTCCGTAGACCTTCTAACATTTCTTACACTAAACATTTTTGGGATGGTGCTCTACAAATTAGTAACATAACCATAACGGGAACAAAACACGATTATGGATTTACCTCTGGGTCTTATAGAAAGAATTATTTGTCGGATGGTGTTATCGACTTATACAATTATACACCATCCACTTACAAGTACATCATTCCAAAGTTAAGTTCTTCTGGTGATTACTTTGATACTACTAATGGATATTGGGACTACTCTCCAACGGGTAGTGTGATTACACTCGCAAGACCTTCACAAAATGGTGGACAAATCACAACACTATTTTTTACCTCGGATATATCAGCAAGTAAGAACTTACCAAGTTCAGCATCATACATCCCATCAAGGGGGTCTGACTACCAAGGATTATCTTTAGAGAATCTTAAATATAATGGATGTAGAATTAGTTCAGATTCAATCACAACCGACTCACCTGACACTCCGGATGGTGGTCCTGTTATTGAAGTCACATTTGTTGACTCGAACAAACTCGTGTTCTCAACAAAGAATACCGAAGGTGGTGGTGGTATAAGTGTTGGTGTTGAAAAGCCAGTTGGTGGTAAAAAACCAAAGGTTATGGATTTGGGTTCACTTGTATCAGTTGATATTAGCGAGAGAAAGAAGCGTAGACCTAAATCAAATGTTGATTTGGAATCACGATTAAGAGAACCATCGATTATTATAAAAAGTCAAGGAAGGCCTAAAGTTAATTCTATATTACCACCAAGGGACTCTTCACCATTCCCACCAAACATATTGTACAAAGGTGGTGTATTCTTTGGGGACTCTAATTTCTATAATTCACTTTCCAACGGAACATATAGTTGGAGTTCATTGGTTCAAATTCCAAATTCCACATATGTATTGAATATAAACGGAAACAATGTATTAAGTGGGTTGTTATCGTATAATACTAACACAATTACGGTTAGTTCGATATATAACACATTGGGTGCTTCTTTGAGTTCACCAACACCACTTATTATCAGAACAGTTTTCCTTGTGAAGAGGTCAACTGGTCAAATTGTGTACACATCGCCGGATGTATTTGATGTAAGTCATCAGTTTTCTTTCGGTAAAGGTACAGAAGATTTAGATGTAAGAATAATTACAGCAACTTAATTTATTAAAAAACCATATTTATATACATAAAAGAGGAAAGCACTATGGGATTTTTAGATAATTCATCAGTAACAGTAGACGCCATTCTTACCAAAAAGGGTAGAGAGTTATTGGCGCAGGGTCGTGACAAGTTTCAAATCACTCAATTTGCATTAGCAGATGATGAGGTGGATTATGAACTTTGGAATTCAGCACACCCACTTGGTACTGACTACTATGGTATTATCATTGAAAATATGCCGGTATTGGAAGCAATCACCGATGAAAACTATTCAATGAAATACAAACTATTAACACTTCCAAAGAACACTACACGACTGCCTTATATTCAAGCGTCTGTAACTTCTTTGAATCTGAATGAGAGCGGCCAATCCGCTACCATCAATGTTCAGACACGAAATGGTGGTAATGGTACTTTGGGGTACACTGCAATTCTATTGAATGCAGATGCCGGTAGCATTTCAGGTAATCCTGGTGTTCCTGGTAATGTTAACCCTATTGTAAATGTATCCTCATACGCATCAAGTCAATCACAGGCCGTTGTTGGTAAGAATCAATTTACATTCAATACGAAGACATTACCATCCCGTGCTAACTTGACTACACGAATTATTATTATCGGTAACGAAACGGGTGGTAGAACCGAAGTTGATGTGACCGTGAATTACTTAACTGATACCGTTGCATCTGTTGTAACAGTCGCAACCTAAATTAAAGGAATAGATTATGGCAGTAGCTCCAATTTTTAACCCATTCGGTGGTGGTGGTGGCACCGGTGGTGGTGGATTCGGTAATGGTAATACTCCGGGTGGGTCTAGCAATGCTTCTGCTGGCTCGATTTTGGGGTCTTTACCAAGTAACCTTGTTCCTGTAGCATCCCCATCGACAATTGCACAATTACAAGCATCCGATATCGCTAATGATGCAACTCCTATCGTTCCTGCTGGTGCATATGATTATGGTAGTGGTAAAGTATATACAGCATTTACAATTGAAGATGTTGTCGAAGGTGGTACTGAAAGAGTAACCCGTGGTATGTGGTCAAACAACTCAGCCGAGTTAACATCATTCTGGACATCTTCATATCAGTCTACAACACAAAAATCGTATTATTACGAAATTTATAATGGTGACCCAACAGTATCAACCAATAATGCTCAGTTTTCAGTAGCATATGGTCATACTGATGGAAGTGGTTCTTTCGGACAAAACGAAGATTCACCATCAAACGCAATCTATTCACAATTACAACAAGTTCTCCTTCCATCAAATCAAAGAGTGTTCTCCTTCAATGGTGTATCATCTCGTGATGTGTATGCTGTTACAATCAATAGAGCACGATTAAAAGATAAACTTGACCCAGGAAACTGGGAGTTAGTTCTTTCTGGTTCTGCTGGCGAAACACTTCGTTTGATTGATGATAGTGGTGATGTAAACCAGACCGGCGATTCAACTGCAACTTCATACAATATCGTATCTGGTTCATTATTGAATGGTGTATACTCAACTGATGTTGTATATGGTTCGGTATTCCCACAACAAGGTATCTTGGTAATGTCAGCAACTGCACTTGACGCATCCGCTTCATTAGATACTGAAAGAAGTGCAAGTTCGGTAACTGCATCTTTGGCCGGTGGTGAAGATAGACACAATCATAGAAGGTTATTCTTGGCTATTAGTGGAGCTGCTGCTGCAAACGCATCTGATGGCTTCCAGTCGAGAAATGAGGAAGAAGTTAAATCAACATTCTTCTTTGTAAGAGCAAAGAATGCTGAATACAATTTCTCTAACAACCCATCATATGTTACGGGGTCTAACGGTCAAATGCAACAAGCAACATTTGTTGGAAATCCAAAGACATATATTACGGCAGTTGGTTTATACAATAACGATAACGAATTGTTGGCCGTTGCTAAATTGTCTAAACCTATCTTGAAATCGTTCTCGAACGAAGTATTGATTAAGGTTAAATTAGATTTCTAAAGATGAACCCAAATGGCAGATACATTCAAAAAGATATTTCAGGGTGGTATACAACGGAGACCATTCAAAGCTTATAAACGATATGAAGTAACTGATGTAAATTATTCATCTTCGTTTGAAATATCTATTCTTCGTGGCATATCTCCAAATGGATTACTAACTGAAGTATCCAAGTCGGTTGATGGTGAAAACGTATTTGATTCTAACCTCATACGCAGTATTGGTGGCGCTACTACCGAACTGAACACCATCCCACAGAAGATTATTTGGAGGAGTGTAAACTCATCTTTGTACAAATATGAGCGTAGGTTGTTACACCCAACTGCATCTATATTTTCAATTCCACAAAACAAATTTGGTAATGGTATCAAACCAGGGTCAGTTGTTATTGCAGATAACTCATCTATGGGTGACTCCAACTTTAGGTTAACAGATACTGAACTTGAATATGGAATTGGTGTCCTCCGTGACACTGCAATTTCATCATCATACATCATAAAAAAACAAAATATATTTTATCTTGGATTCCAAGATGGAACTCACAACAAGAGATTTAGAAAATCGACTGATGATTCTACATTTCAAAATACAATTATCCCACGGGGGTTAACTGTTAAGCATGGAATTGATACAACTGGATTTGTGAGTTCAAGTGGGTATGGTGTTGGTACATTTGAATCTTCATCTATAATTGTTTACAACAATGAACAATTTAAAAATATAAACAAGACTGATGATTGGTCTATATCTATGTGGGCTAAACTCCCACCATCACAATCGTATACAACGGATGGATATAACACACTTATCAATAAGAATCAGTATGAGTACACCACGTTAACCGACTCTCGTAGAATAAACAAAACTCCAATATATCCTGTTGAATTTGGGGTATACAATCACAATTCATCATATGTAAATGGTAAAGTTTATTGGAAAGCAAGTGATGGTTTAAGTACGCTACATCTAACATCATCAAACTCATATGGTGATAATAATTGGCATCACTACGCAATTAGAAAAAGTGGTAGTAGATATGATTTATTTGTTGATGGTACTTCAGTCGCAAACGACACAACTACATTTAAAGCTAACATCAATAATTACTATGACTTCTTGATTGCGTCTAATAAATTAGGTGTAACTGGTACGACTGGTTCTTTTGATGAGATTAGAATGTATAAAGGAACTTTGTCTGATACTGATATTTTTAATCTATCAAATAACCACTACACATCTGGGTCTGCATATCAGACCAGCGATGTTGGTTATGTATATTACAAACAAGGTATGATTGTAGTATCAGACCCACGACCTAAATACCAAAACACCTTCTTGGGTAACGGTAATTGGGACTACACTTTAGATAGGGGATTCCAAGTTGACTTTAGGGCAAGTAAGGAAGTAGAAGAGGTATCAATCTTATGTGAGATTGGTAGAAACGAATACAACGTATCTACTAACCCATCATTAAGAATAAACGAAGACCTCAATGAAGAAAGATTAAAACCAATGGTTACTGGGTCTGCATTTAGACCATATGTTACTCAAGTTGGATTATACAACGACTTTGGTGAACTATTAGCGATTGCGAAGTTAGGTTCACCTCTAAAGAAAAGAAATGATGTTGATGTAACCATCAATGTGAAATTTGATATAGACTAAAAAGTTATGGCAAAGGGGAATTGGAGTCACATCCAAAAATCAAAAGGACATAAGTCCGGCCTTGAAACTAAAATCAACGAACAATTACGGATTCAAGGTATTGATGGGGAATATGAACAACACGAAGTTTCATACATTGTCCCCGCAACTAATCATACTTACAAACCTGATTTTAAATTACCCAATGGTATTTACATTGAATCAAAGGGGTGGTTCTTGCCAGAAGATAGAAAGAAACATCTACTCATCAAAGAACAACATCCCGAATTGGATTTGAGATTCATTCTTCAGTCACCAAATGGTAAAATCTATAAAGGTTCAAAGACCACTTACGCAATGTGGTGTGATAAGAATGGATTCAAATGGGCAAAGAAAGAAATCCCCCAAGAGTGGATAAATGAAAAACCTTCCCAAGATTTCTTTGATTTCTCAAAATAATTTCGTATATTAGTAGTTATGGAAGAAAGACTACTTGAACTATTAGAGTCCGTTCTTGGAAAATCCAAGAAAACAAGTGGGGATAATTATGCGTTCTACTCACCATTCGTTGACCATTACAAACCAAAGTTAGAGATTAATATACGAATTAATTCTAAAGGAAACAACCCTTGGCATTGTTGGATTTCGGATGAGAAGGGTAGAACCATCAAATCATTATTCAAAAAACTTCGTGTATCCAAGTCGACTTGGGATGAGTATAATGCAATCTTCAGTAGAGTAAATCGTTATAGTTACGACCAAGCTAACGACCAAGCTAACGACCAAGTTGAACTTCCAAAAGAATTCAAACCACTTTATCAGAAATCCAACTCAATCAAGTGGAAACACGCTCTGAACTATTTATTAAATAGAGGCCTTCGTGTTGAGGATATTGTTAAATACAATATTGGTTATTGTGAGGAAGGTGAGTATAGGGATAAAATTATTATACCATCGTATGATGAACGAGGTAAGTTAAACTTCTTTGTAGGGAGGTCGTTTTATGATACAAAGTTTAAACACAAAAACCCAAAGGTATCCAAAGATATTGTTGGGTTTGATTTATTGGTTAATTGGGACACTCCTATTATATTGTGTGAGGGCGCATTTGATGCAATCGCAATTAGAAGAAACGCAGTTCCATTATTTGGAAAATCAATCCAATCTGAATTAGAAAAAAAGATAATTGGAAATTCCGTAAAAAAGTTGTATATTTGTTTAGATTCGGATGCTCTAAAGAATGCTTTGGGGCTAGCGAAGAAGTTTATGTCGTATGGAATTGAGACACATCTCGTTGATTTGGGTGATGAAGACCCTTCAGAGATGGGTTACGAACGTATAAACAAAAAGATATATGATACACCAACGCTTGACTTACGCACGTTGATGGAGTATCAACTATTTAAAGTATGAAGAAACTGAAAAAGATTAATATAGGCGTAGACAAAGTAAATAAGATTTACCACATCGCCGATGTTCACATTAGAAACTTAAAAAGACACGCAGAGTATCGTGATGTCTTTTCCCACCTTTATGGGTATATTTTGTCCACAATGGAGGAAAATGACATCATCGTTATTGCCGGCGATATTGTTCACGCAAAAACGGATATGTCACCAGAAGTGGTAGATTTGACTCAAGAGTTTTTCACTCGATTGTCAGACCTACTCCCAACTATTGTCATTCCAGGTAACCACGATGCAAACCTAAATAACACCTCACGATTAGACGCTTTGACTCCAATCGTGAATGCATTGAAACTCCCAAGATTGATTTACCTAAAGGATACTGGTGCTTGGAATATTGGTGGTATTACATTTGTCCATCAATCAGTTTGGGACAAGTCACCTGGATTTCCACCTGCTAGAGATTTTGAAGGTGATGTGAAGGTTGGTCTATTCCACGGACCAGTTGATAAGATTGAGACTGAACACGGATTTGCTATTGAGAACAAAAACATCAATGTAGGAAACTTCGATGGGTATGATATGGTTCTACTTGGTGATATCCACAAACCAAATAACGAAGTTCAAGGTGTAGAGACTATCAAGTATCCGGGGTCACTAATCGTTCAGAATCACGGAGAAGCAAAGTATCCAGAACACGGAATTTTAGTTTGGAATGTTGAGACTTGTAAAAGCAAGTTTGTGATGATTCCAAACGACTTTGGGTATGTCACGGTGGATATTGAGGATGGCAAGATTGTTTCAAGTATGCCAATCCCACAAAAACC